TCACGCTTCCGCTGTGGCACCGGGTCGTTACGGGCCAAGGACGCCGGATGCGGGTCGTATTCACAAATCGCACGTGGAAGCACATTGCCCAAAGCCTCCAGGTCCGCAACGGCTTCCAGACGAACCGCGGTATGCGGTTGGCTCACCGGTACGTGGCTGCCGCGCTGAGGGCGTTCGATGAAACACAAGTGCCTTGGCATCCGGTGCACTATGAGAACTTTTTCGTCGACTGGAGAGCTGAGCTGGCTGGCATATGTGAATTCACCGGGCTGCGCATCCCGGACGACTCCAAGGCCATCGAGGAATTCATTGACCCAGGCCTACGCCATCACAGGGGAGATTGAGATGACGCGGAACCAACAGCTCCTGCACTGCGTGCCGGACGCCCTGCGGCACAAGACGCTTCTGTATGTCGGGGCGAGCCGGCGGCGCCAGCAAATGCTCAGCCTTTTCGTGGACCGGAACTACAGAATAACCGTTCTGGAGGCATGGTTGCCCAATGCCATGTACGTATCGCGTGCGGAATATTATGCGGGAAACCCTGCCGCTGCCCCGATACGATGTCGTCTGCTGGTGGCACGGGCCGGAACACGTGGCCATCGATGACCTGGCGCCGACACTGACGAACTTGGAGGAAATCGCCGAACAGCTCGTCATCCTCGCTTCACCGTGGGGACGCTACGACCAGGAAGCTGTCGACGGCAATCCATGGGAAAAGCACAGGAGTGTGATCTATCCGGACCTCCTTCACGCCCTGGGCTACTCGACGCACACAATCGGCATCCGGGACCGCCGCGGCAGCAACCTCTTAGCATGGCGGGATGTCCGCTGGAGAGGAGAGCCGAAATGAAGACCATCGCCATCGTGCCGCGGATCTTCTACACGAATCGCAAGTTGAGCGACCGTGTCCTTCATTTCTTCACTGAGGCCGAGAGGAGGCTGGGCGCGGAGGTCCACTTCGCAGACTTGCTGCCTTCGGAAGCCCGCTCGGCGGCCGTTGCGATCGTCTATGCCGGAGCCCACGGGAAGAACACTCTGGCTCAGGCCACCAGGCTTCCGCGCCGCGTGAGGCTCGTCGTAATCCTCACCGGACCACACAACTACAAGGCAACTGACCTGCAACCCGTATTCGACAGGGCCAATGCCGTCCTTTGTACCTATGGTGCCTACATGAAGACAAACTTCCCGGAATATGCTGGAAAATGGCGCTTCTTTCCGCTGTACTTTGCACCGCACGATCGTTACGCACAGTTGCCGCTTCGCGATGGCCAGGAGCGAAAATGCCTCTTTGTGGGCCATGTCAACCCGCACCTCTATCCTCTGAGGGCTGAACTCATGCGGCTACTCGCAACACCAGGCCGTTTGGCGGATGTCGTGGTGCGTGGCATCCATCCCAGGTGGGGTGATCCCGTAAAGGTGCCGCAGGCCGAGGGCCCGCTGCTAAACGAGTCATACGCCCGGAGACTGAACGACTTTGCATGTAGCATAGCAACGGCGTCTGTATACCGATACGGCCTGGCGAAATATTTTGAGATTCCGGCAGCCGGCATACCGATCTCCCAGACAAACCTTGCCAAGCAGATCCTCCGTTGCGCCTCGGCGCCTGAGCTGTACCGGGAGACCCGCGACGAAGGCACGGCCTACGTGCGCGAAAACCACAGCCTTCGGAACCGCATGACGGAACTCACAGAAATCCTGGAGGGGCTATGACGACGTTGCTTCAAATGAGAGACGGCCAGATACCGCGGTGCGTACCGGATCTTTTTGACTACCACACATTGCTCTACATCGGGGCCAAGATCCGTCGTTATTATCCGACATTCCGCGGGCAGGATGGCTTCGACCGGGCGGGCTATGAGATTGACGTCGTAGAGCTTTCACCGGAGAACACAAAGGCCCTGCGGGAGATGAACTGCAACGGCCACCACTTCAAAAACACGTGGCGACCGCCTGGCTCTTTCCGCCGCGTGATCGAGGGAGATGTCCGGGACATCGGACGGTTAACAGACGAACACTATGATGTAGTCATGTGGTGGCAAGGACCTGAGCATGTTCACCTCCACGAGGTCGAACCTACTCTTGCGGCGCTATGGGCAAAGACGCGGCACTTGCTTGTCCTTGGGTGCCCATGTTCAAAAGTCACCGATGAGCACCCGATGGCTGGCGATGGATCGACCGGGACCGGGATCCACTACTCAAGGTTCGACCGTCAGTTTTTCATCGACCTGGGATTCGAGGTGGATGTCGTCGGCAGATGTGGTGAGCGTGGTAACAACATGATGGTATGGAGAAGACGATGAGCTACGCGGGGTTGCTGATCAATGCGTGCGACATCATCCAAAAGACGAGTCCTTGATGATCGGGGTGAGGAGGCCATGGCCACGGCGAAGGTGTTCTTTCCCTCCACTGTGACTTTGGGCACAAATTATTTCTTACGCTACAATGGGACAGAGTACAAAATCATAAAGATACTTCGGCCACAGGATTCTGCGGCGTTACATCATGTGGAGGTCTATGTAGTCTAATGGCACCAGCGCAAACAGGATTCTACACGGATTTTTCAGACTTCGATAAGGGCTTCTCCAAGTATATCAAACGCTACCCGGAGGCGGCCGCCGACGCACTCCACCGCCAAGGGCCGTTCATCCTGGAGAAGGCGATAACCGAAGAGCCGAAAGCACCACACCTCACAGGGACTCTCTGGCGGAGCCAGCGGACGCTTCGGCCTGTCATCCGCCGGGGTGAGATATTCGTATTCCTCGGTTTCGACATCGAATATGCAGCGCGCCTCCACGAGGGCTTAGAGACATGGAACTGGACGCTACCGGGGAGCGGACCGAAGTATCTTGAAACAAAGCTCGCACGATACGGTCGGGAGGTTGTGAAACGCACCGCGGAGGATCTAGGCAAGGCTATGCGGAGGGGCCTGAAATGAGCAGTAATTGGGCGAGGCTCTATGCGATCGCACGGTTTCTGAGTTACCAGAGTGCGTGCGGCTGGGTCATAGGGAGCAACCTTTTCGTCGGATACCGGCCAGACCGACGGCCGGATGGATCAGCCGTGCCGATAAGGTGCGCTGTCGTCCTGGAGCGCGGAGGAAGCGGCGTGGTGCCGGACCTTCCCGACTGGGAGGAGAAGGCGGTACAAATATGGAATCGGGCAGAGGACTATGCCACCGCGCTTGAGGATGCATGGTGCCTCTATGAGGCGCTACATGGAACGGCCGGCTGGACGTTGCCGGCCACATTCGGGTCGCCGACGCAGGATGCGATGGTGATAAACGCCGTCGCCGCCCCAGTGCCGATCGCAAACCCGAATGAAGAGGGCTATTACGAGTTCTCCACAAACTACGTCTGGAGCATAGCTAACGCTCCATAATTTATTGAGAGGAGGCCGAAATGCCGAAATTGCCGTTTGGAGACAAAGGACCTGTTCAGGTCGTCTGGGACTACGGTGGAACACCGCTCGTGCTGAATCCTGTGTTCGGAACCGTGACATTTCGAACTACCGATAGTGTGAGCGATGTCCAGGAGGAGGAATGGGGCGAGACGCCAGTCGATGCCGTGTTCACTGGCACCGTCGTCGAGCTTGAGATCCCCCTGACAAGAAGCACCATGAACCAGCTCACTTCCCTGCTGGAGGGCGTCGAGAGCGGGGCCGGCGGAACCGCCATCTTCAAGGCGAAGTCCGGTTGCGACATGTACGAAAACGCGAAGCAGGTTGTGTTGAAGCCGCTGTGTGACAACCAGCCTGACGCCGACACTTCGCACTGGATTTTGTTGTACAAATGTTTCCCGTACCGGACGTTCGAACTCGGATTCGACCGGGAAGGTCAGCGTGTCCACATGGTCGTGTTCAAGGTCTTTGTGAACCAAGACTCCGGTTACGAAGGAAAACTCTACAGGTACGGAGTGTAAAGGAGGGTCTATGGGATTCGAACTGACGAAGGAAAAGCCGCTCTTTCCGCCGATCAAGGTGAAAATCTATGGCAAGACATACCAGGCGAGGCCGCTTGATCGAGAAGTGATCCGAAAGATCGGTCAACTCGCGCAAGCTGCGGTCGACGGCGACGAGGAGGCTGCTTATAAGCAACTCCACGTAATCTTCGGTGAGCATTCTGAGCTTGATCAGCTCGATATCCGCGAAGTGAATGCCGTATTGACCTACGTCCAGACGCAGATTTTCAAGCCTGAGACGGCGGATACCAAGGAAAAAAAAGTGAAAGGGCCTGGAGACAAAAGCTAGCATTCATCGCAGGCGAGTTTCCGGGCCTTTTCACTCGGGATCAACTGGCCGGTCTTGACTACCGAGAGGAAGAGTTCTGGTTTAGGGAGGCTCAGCTTAGGGCACTCATGCGCCGTGCCGACCTCTGCTATGCCGCACGCGTCGGCATGGCCGAGGGCCAGGCGTACCAGGATGAGATGACAAAACTCAAATGGCAGATCAGAAACCTCGAAGAGCCGTGATGGAGGCATAAAATGAATGGAGTTGGCGGATTCCTGGCGGGCGCCATTGTCGGCCGCATGGTGCTCGATACGTCCAGTTGGTCGGCATCCATCACAAAGGTCAAGGCCGACCAAAAGACTCTTGGTGGAATGAGTGCCAAGACCGCCCAGAGCTTCCAGCGCATGGGGCGGACAATGACTATCGCTGGTGCCGCTCTACTTGGCACGATGGGCGGCCTGGTGCGCGAATATGCCAAGGCCGGGGATGAGGTCCACAAGATGGGGCTTCGCACCGGATTCACCGCCGAGAGACTGAGCGAACTTCAATATGCGGCGCAAATCTCTGGCACGAATCTCAATGCTCTGGAGAAGGGCGTCAAGCGAATGGCGAAAACCATCACGGATGCCTCGGAAGGAATGACGACTTACCAGCGGGCATTCGACCGGATCGGTGTCAACTACGAGGAGCTTGCGCGGCTCAAGCCGGAGCAACAGTTCGATGCGATCGCCGAAGCCATCGCCCGTGTGGAGGATCCGACCATCCGAGCCGCAACGTGAAAAAGCACACGAGCTCGGCCGGATCTATGACGAAGAGGCGGCGGCGAAGGCCGCACGGTTGATCGACGCTCAGACCTCACTAAAGACCGCATTCCAGGGCTTGGCCGTTTCACTTGCTGAGAACATCGTGCCAGCGCTGAGCAAGCTTGTTGAGGGGATATCATCCATCGTCGGGAAGTTTAACCAGTGGGCTCAGGCACATCCGGGTCTTGCGTCCGCCATCTCCAAGGTAGCCATCGGGGTTGGGGCTCTGCTGACGGCGCTTGGTCCGCTAGTCGTCATGATACCGCGTCTTATAACTGGCGTGAAGGGTCTCGCTGTGGCACTGAAATTCCTCACGGGCCCCATGGGTCTCGTAGCAGCCGGAGCGACGGCTATTGCTGTAGCACTGCTAAAACAAAAGGCGGCTCAGGAAGCAGCCACGAAAGCGGCAAAGCAGGCGGCTGAAGCAGAGGACGATCTTTTCCAACGCATCAAGGCGGCGACCGACGCGGCCGGGATGGGCGAGCTGGCATTCCATAAGCTGGCGGAGAAGTACCATTACAACGCCGCAGCCATGGCGATGGCAATCAAGCGCGGCAAAGAGGGCGAGGAGCTACAGGAAGCGCTCATCAAGGTAAGCAAGGAACACTACGACGCAAAGCGCGAGGAAATGGGTGCCGTCGAGGAACTTTCAATTGCATTCGATCAGAAACTCCTCCCGGCAATGACGGCCGTTGCTGAAAAGCAGGAGAGCTGGATCGAGTTTCTTCGGGACCAGGGACTCCAGACAATATCACAAAAGCAGGAGCGGGCCAACGAGCTCTACACGATCATCGATAATCTAAATGCCGCCTACGAGCGCGGCGAAATCAGCACGGCGACCTGGGCGGAAGCCGTCAAGACGGCGACGAAGGAGATTGAGGCCCTGACAAGCGCCGAATATGTGGAGGTCGGCGCAAGCCGTGATCTATCGACTGCAATCCAGCAAGTTTCCTATCCAGACCCAGTGGACAGACATCTTCAAGGGTATGCTGACCGGGACAACATCCTGGAGCGATGGCCTCGGTTCGATCTGGAGCAACATCAAAGGACAATTCTCCTCATTCACTTCATTGCTTAGTGGTGACTGGAAGGAAAATTTTCTGAAGAAAGGGATCCTCGGGGTTAAAGATTTTGTCTCTACTTTGCTCCAAGATTTTGGTTC